TCTACACCATAAATGCCTTGTGATGGAGCAGTTAGAGCGATTACGCCACGAACGATGAGTCTCTTGAAGGCCATCTCTGGGCTGTGCGTTTTTTCAGGATTTTGATTCTTCCCATCCCAACGACAGCTTCCTATCTCATGGACGGTATTACCAGCCTTATCTGTGAATGTGGCTGTGAAAGCTATTGCTACCGATGTTACGATCGGCTGTGGCATTGTGAAGGTGATACCCTCTGCTGCCTTTATCTTCTCTGCCCCTTTCTTAGACAAGCACATCGTAGAATGTAACTTATAATAATCGTTTGCTTTGCCTTCTTCCAAACCGTATTTGGTAGCGAGGACTTGTATCGCGTTTTCTGCTGACATTTTTTTACTCCGTTAAGGATTTCTTTAAGAACCACCGACACTTGCCGATAGCGTGAGGGTAAAGCATAGTAGCGCGAATATAAGCCTGTCAAGAAGTTTTATCAAATAAATACTTAGAAGTTTATCCTTGACATCGTTTTCGCACCTATTAAGATTACGCTTACAGCGGTTCTCAGAAGGCAATAAATTGCTATTCTAAAAACGCGCTATAAAATTACGCTTAACTATATCGCCTTTTCTAAAAACGCTTTTCGCTTTGCTTAAATCGCTTTAACAAAAGGCTACTATATAGGAATACATGGAATCAGACTACGAAGAAGACAAGACACCAGTTGTAAGTAAGGCTTTATTGGCCTACTTAGAAAAGGTAATCCCTTCTGTAGATCATAAGCCTGTGGATGCTTTGTCAGACATTATGTTTAATGCTGGTAAAAGAGAAGTAGTAAACTTTCTTAAACAATTACATTTAACACAAAAGGGATAATATTATGGCAATGGCAGCAATCGGGACATGGCTAGCAGCAAACGCAGCATCAATCGCAGCGGTAACAGCAGCGGAGTCTCTTCGTAAAGGACACGTTGGCGCTAAGATCGCAGAGAAGCGACAGGACAATGCAACAAAGAAAGCTGAAAAGACGGCTAAAGACCAAGAGGCTAAGAACACAGCAATTCGTCAGCAAGAAGCTATGAAGGGAAAGCTGACTCAAAAGGAAGCTGTTACTAAGAGCCCTTTTGCTGGCAAGAAGAAAGGCAATCTACGCTCGCAGTTTACTGTAGGTGGCGGTTCTGACTCTGGTACTAACTACTAGAGCGTATGGGAAAGAAGCGTTACAACCAGCTTAAAGATGAACGTGAGAGCTTTCTTCTTCGTGCTAGGCGTTGCTCTGAGCTAACGCTTCCTTTAGTCGTTAGGGATCAATACAACAACAAAGACACAGGCGATATATCCTTTGCTTCGCCTTGGTCGTCGTTAGGTGCTAGAGGTGTCAATAACCTCAGCTCAAACTTGATGCTGTCGTTGTTCCCTACCAATCTAAAGTTCTTTAGGCTATTGGTTAGCGATAACGCTTTCGAGGAGTACGGCGACCAAGCAGAGCAGATAAAGACAGAGGTAGATGCTTCTTTGGCTACGATAGAGCAGACTGTTTTTGAGGAGATTGAGGACAAGAATCTTCGTCCTGTCATCTTCGAGGCTCTAAAGAACCTCATCATTGCTGGCAACTCGTTACTCTACGTTCAGCCAGACGGTAACATCCGCAACTATGCGCTTGAGGACTATGTGGTTCATCGGGATATTGAAGGCAATGTTACTGACATCATCGCTCGTGAGCAAATATCTAAGACGGTGGCTGAAAACCTCGGCATCGACACCGACTTGCCTAGCGATGACGGCTTTAAGGATAACGACAAGAACATCGACATCTATACCTGTGTTCAGCTAACAGATAAGAACGAATACAGAATCTACCAAGAAGTTAATGGTAAGGTCTTAAAAGACACAGAGGAGTATATCCCTGTAGACAAGCTACCGTTCTTGGCACTACGCATGAGCAAGGTTACAGGCGAAAGCTATGGCCGTTCATACGTTGAAGGACTCTATGGAGACTTGCGATCGCTAGAAGGATTGACAAAGGCGATGGTTGAGGCAGCAGCAATCTCAGCGAAGATTGTGTTCATGGTTAATCCAGCCTCTACGACTAGAGCGCGTTCTATTGCACAAGCAGAGAATGGCGATGTCATCAACGGCAATGCGTCAGACGTTACTACGCTACAAGCGAACAAGGGCGCAGATATGAATGTTGCCTTCCAAGCAGCTCAGAACATTGAGCAACGCTTGGCCTTTGCGTTTAATCTATTAGACAATGCCCTTCCAGCTGGAGGGCGCACGACGGCTACAGAGATTAACGCGCTTATTAACAGTTTAGAGAAGGTGTTGGCTGGAACTTATGCCATGCTTTCAAGCGAGTTCATGCGCCCATTGGTGCGTGTAATTATTAACCGTCTTGCAGAAGAGAAGAAGATTCCAGAGATACCGAAGGAAGTTAAGCTAATTATTAGCACAGGTGTCAGCAGTCTCGGTAGAGCATCAGACTTAGAGCGTCTACAACAGTTTGTTGGCATGGCGACTCAGATGACTCCAGAGGCTTATGGACAGGTTGTAGACCAACGAGCTTTAATGCAAGCATTGGTCAGAGCAGTTGGCGTGGATACGAACATATTGAAATCAAATGAGCAGCTTCAACAGGAGCAACAGCAAGCTATGATGGCTCAACAGCAACAACAACAACAACAACAAGCCATGATGCAACAACAGCAGACTGGTCGCGTGATTGAAAAAGTTGCTCCACAATTAGTTCAACAAATGCAAGAGGCACAACCAAATGAGTGATAACTTTAATGAGCATACAGGCTCGGTAACAGTAACCGACAACCCAGAGACAACAGCTTTTAGCGATGCTGATGTTAAATACCTTGATGAGCAGAGCGCTGTCAATGAGCCTAATGATGAGAAAATCTTAGGCAAGTTCAATAACCAATCCGATTTAGAAAACGCCTACAAAGAGCTGGAGAAGAAACTACATGAGCCATCTGACAATCAAGTACAAGCTGACGATGATACGCCTCCAGAATTACCTAGCGACGAAGTTAGCGAAGCTAGTGATGGAGAGGAGTCTACCAGCGATGAGGCTGACGTTAGCGATCCCCAGAGTAACAACGAGAGAGAAGGTATTGCTTCTGCTTTTGAGGCTATGCAAGAGGCTGGCGAAGTAACAGAGGGCGTATACGAGAAGTTCTCGGAGGCTGGCATACCAAAAGAATTGGTGGAACACGTCCAAGAGCTTACGCAATACAAGCAAGCCAACGAGTTGAAGGAAGTTACCTCAGAGGTAGCCGATTACCCAGCACTACAGAGGTGGGCTGGCGCTAACTTATCTGAATCAGAGATAGGCATCTTCGATAACATCGTAGAGAACGGAACGCTTGAGGAAATGCGTTTCGCTGTGAACAACCTTAACGGACGTATGCAAGGAAACACAGCACCAAGGCAATCTAGGCTAATTAAAGCTGACGCGATTGCACAAGCGGAGGGCGGTTATGAGTCGCAAGCGCAGATGCTTGCCGACATGAGCGACCCACGCTACAAACAAGATTCAGCCTATCGAGCAGCAGTTGCTCGCAAAGCATCTAAATCAAACATCTAATTCAATGAATGCTACAGCAAGCCTCTCCCTAGCCGTTACGACGGCCAGCGTGTTGAGACAACTTCGAGATAGCTTCCATTTGTTTTTTAATTTCGAGTTGGGTAAAACCAATCTCACACACCGCCCTTTTAACGAGGGCAAAACTGTCTAACAACGGAGTTTATTATGGCAGACATTACAGTACACTCGCACAGTAACTTTCTTACCGTCTATGGCGGCGAGGTAGTTCTTGCGTACAACGAAGCATCAAAGCTAAAAGACCGCTTGATGAATCGCACAATCTCATCGGGTAAAAGCAGCAGCTTCCCTACATACGCTATTGAAACAGCAAAGATGCACACACCTGGAGAGGACATTCTGAATGCCCCAACAGGCGATAACGCATCAACCGCTACTTCTGGCGAAAAGACTATCGTAGTTGATAAGCTTATCTATGCAGCACAACTTGTCGATGACCTCCATGAGATGAAAGCTCACTACGATATTCGCGGCTCACTAGCTTCACAGTCTGGGGCGGCACTTGCTATTCAGCATGATGCTTTCCTATTGGCTGCAATGACTAAGGATGCAACAACTACAGAGACTCTGGCTGCTGCTGCTGCTTTCAGCGCATCAGCTCAGTTCGCTACTGATGCAGAATTGCTAACAACAATCGAAAACTGTGCAACTAAG